CCTGTAATTTTATCCCAAAAGAATTGGATAGTCTCACCCGAAATCTCGGCCGTGAATCCCGTAACGTCCGGTGGTTTGGCTGTGTACTTTATTGGGGTGGCTGATACAAAATCTACCTCACCTAAAGTTAGTTTTTTACCGGATGCAGACACGGCCAATACTTTAAATTTATGTTCGATGCCCAACTGTGATTCATTTACTTGGTGTGTATAAACGGAGTTTTTTATTACAGTAGCTAACTCAAAACCAAGTCCCTCATCGATGTAAACCTCGAAAGATTCAAAAGAAGAACCGAGAGGCATATCCCAGTCAATGTCGATAAAGTAGTCTATGCCGGTACTCGTAACCACTATTCGATTGTCCACTACCACAAGATTAGTTACCTGTGGCGGTGGGACCTCTTCATACCCAATGGTGGGTGCAATCTTAGGGTCATAAGTTTGAATTGATAAATTATTTTCGTAGGCGTAAACACCATTAGCCTTTTCAACTAAAGTTAAAGTGGCCGAGAAATCTTGCTCGGGGCTGATCGACTTAACAATACAATCGAAAGTTATGCTGCCGACTTTACCAATTACAATTAGCTCTCCGGGTGCGGGCATTGTCGGGCCATTTAAATCAAACGTGTCCGAGCTCACAATAGCGAGTGTGTTAGTAATTATCTGTCCGTTAGATTTACGGAACGTATAGCCGTAGGCCCCGGGAGTTACGATAATTCGGTCATCGATTACTATTTGGTTTCCAGAAATAGATTTTACTCTGGCCGGGGTCCCGCCGGCTTTCATTACATCCTGAGTAATTACAACGTAATCCCCTCGATTACATACAAGGTGTTCAAAATCTACTTTTAATTGGTAGGTCTCTTGGCGCAATCGGTGTTGGGCCGCAAAGAATCTCCCGTAGCGAGAGGCTTGTTCTTTATTAGTTACACCGAAAGTATCTAGGTCTTGAATCTCTGTGGAGTTATTTGAGTTGTAACCATCATCGTAAACTAAAGTTTCATTTTGCTGCCAGTCTCGTGTTGGGTCCACAAACTTTACCCGTATTGCATGGGGTTTATTGTTGTACCCACGTGTTGAAGTAAATCCCCAACTATTTCTAGGAGTAAATAATTGCACTGGGGTGGTTCTATTTATATCTAACAGAACTCCGTACTTCCCATCGATCATGTTAGGAGTTGCTTGGGCCGCAGAACTTATTTGCTGTAATAAATTTTGTAGTGTTGGCTCAAAATCTAAAACGAAATTTGAAGTAAATCGGGGTGCTGTATAAATCAAGTCGGGGTTTGTTGAAGTCGGTATTGCCGCACAATACTGGGCCCACTCGTATAGAGTTGCAATATCTAATCTCGATTTTGCCACAGGTTTCTTAGCTACTTCCCCAGTTAATAAGTCAGCGTACACCCACGCAGGATTCTGTGTCGGTGCTTTTACCCATGCGGTCCCATTCCAAGTATCAAGTACAGACGTACAAACGGCAGATAAGTTCTGTAGGGCCCCATTTAATTGCCCCGAGGCCTTGATACGAACTTCCATGAACGTGTGGCGTTTTGTAGTCTTTATCGGGTTGGTATCGGAGCGAGTGTTAATGTTAATCCAAGTTAATTCATCAATAACATTTGTGGTATTTGCGGAGGATGTACTGTTACGAGTTATTCTAACTTTATATTCCCCCGGAGTATTCGGTGTAAATTTAAGTGTTGCGAAATGTTGCTCTTGTGTTTTTGCTCTAATCTGAAATTTGCCGGGAATGATAATTTCTCTGGCAGCACCACGAGTTACGTCTTTTAGTTCGTACCCATAATTGTCATTTAAGGTAATACCAAAATATATATCCCGTATCCTAGTTTCTGTGTAAACCCACACATTTACTGGAAAGGTTGTAGGAGCTTGGAAAGTGTAGGTATAGTAATCTCTGTCAGTAAACCCATAATATGTTTTAGTTTGTACCTTACCTAAGATTCTATCCCCGACTTTAATGTTCTCTCCAACATTAGCCTCTCCGGTCATCACCACTTGTAATGTTCCCGTGGGATACCCACGATAAACTGTCCTCTGATCTATATACGTGAAAATTTGAGAGAACGTATTATAGTTTTCAAAAATCCTCTGCCAAGGGGAATCCGGCTGTGTCTCAGAGAATCTTGTTAGGGTTCTAGGATTGTTGGTGTCCGGGTTTATGATAGTCATTGGTATATCGGTGTAGGCTTGTGAGCCGCCGCCGCCAACCATAGACCACTTTGAAACTGTAGATGGGTCGTTAAATGGTTTCCACGTATTTAATCCAGCCGGAGAATACTCCACATAAATTTCTATATTTCTGTACCCTATATTTCCCACTGAGTCGAAAGCGTAGAGACCTCGTGGACAAACTAAATTTAAAGTAATTTCTTGTTTTAATAAACTTGGGTTGGTTGCAGCATTTCTCTCTGCTAAATAATCGTCGGCCGGGTCATTCTCTGCCTTGTTACCATTTAAGGTTGTACCCACTGCCTCCGAGGAAATATCCCCTTTATATATAGTGAAAGCATTTCTAGTGGCAACATCCCATGCGCCCTCATTAACATTTGGTTTTTTAAGGTCCACTAAATTATAAGTTACTTGGTCGAATTTAGAAATCGGGGTATTACCAATTTTTAAATCTTCTACTGTTACCGGCCCTAAACCAAAATCGTAAATAGCGTAAAAATACTGAGAGTAAATACCTGTGTTTGGGTCGGCCTCTAGCTCAGTGTACGGGTTGGCTGCCACTACTGGGAAAATTCTGTGGCGACCATACACTTTAGGGACTGTTAAAAATTTTCTAACTTGATTGGATTGAGAACTGATCGAATATGTTTGTGACCTCTCAAGAGATATAGCAGATTCCGATGTCGGAATAATTGGTGGTGGGATTAACTGACTAACTAAATACGATGACACCACGGCAACACCGGCATTGATTAGTCCCGCCTGTAGTGGGGTGAATCCCGCAGATGCGCCCCCCGTGTAAGCTGCCGTAATGGCCACTGCCACGATAACTAATACTTGGCCGATATTTCTACTGTCCCGTAATCTAGGTGCTACGATCACTGAGTCATCTTTTTTTAATTTAGTTATTCCCCAAAATCCAGAATCAACTATTTCTCCGTTGATAGTTACGTTAAAAACTTCCGATATTGTTTCCGTGATACCTGAGTCCTTAAACAAACGAACTAGGGCATCGGACAATAGTTCCCCCTCAATAACATCAATCTGTAAATCACCGGTAGTCTCGGCCATCGAGGCCAATCTTAATTTAATCATGGGGCCACCTTTAATGTGTAATAACCGACGATGAGTGTGCCCCATCTCGATTTCCGGTCAATAACGCTGCCGGTATTTCTCATCGTGTGGAACATAGTTCCCCCATCGATATTAACAGCTATGTGGCTTTCAAGCCCTTTAACTTTCATAAGTATTAAGTCACCAAATTTAGGGCTATCGGTTCTCTCAAAGTCGCCCACGTTAGTGTAGATAAGATTTTTCATAGCTACTCTGTTATCGGGTATCTTATCAAAATAATGTTTTAACTCTATGCCTAAAATATCTTTATAGAATTTTCTCGCTAGAGAGAAACAATCCATTTCGGAATAAGGCACTCCAATAAGGTGGGAAAAATTTTTCATCCGAACAACCCCGGGAAATTATTTGGGGTATATCTCTCCGAGGTTAAAGCAGAGGTCATAAAATTATCTTGGTAAAGTCTCCCCGATATTTTTTGGGAATCAAAAGTTATGGTCCCGAGAAATAACTCGTCAAGCTCCACTTGGATGTCATCCGGTATTGAGCCCAATATCATTTGAAATTTAACTTGTAGTGGGTCCGTGATAGTTCTTAAAGTTTCGATGAGCTCCAAGGACACGTTATCGAGTTCAACCGATACCTCACGGGCCGACTCACCATCATCCACCGGCAATACAATTTTAAAGGGGAAAGCTAAAAATGTTTCTCCGTTTGAAACTATATTTTCCGTGTTGTTTACTAAACGTATTGGTTGGTCCATTGATTCGTGGTCCAAAGTCATTAGAGTTAGAAAACAGTCGCCGGATTCTTGCTTGAAAATTTCGGATAACATTTCCGGGGATAGTGTGTTCATAAAATTTCCTATCTACGGGAGTTTTTCCCAACCAAAAGTTACTACGAAATAATTTCCACCCTTTGATCTGATAGTGGGGGGTGCTGTAAATCTGTAGTCCGAGGCCACCAAAGTAATTGGGTCCACGAAAGTAAAAGGTAAAACACCGCTACTCAAAGTGGTCAAATAAAAAGTTTCTAAAGTCGTGTACTGAGTTCTGTCCAAAGTCATTGTTGATGATTGAGTATCAATTTGTTTTAAATATCTTTTTCTCAATTTATCAAGTCCTACATCCATTGAAGATCGGAGAACATTGTTACCAATAGATTTTTGAAATCCCTCTTGCTCCACGAAATCGGGCAAAGTATTTGGCCACGCTGCCGCCATTATGTACCTCGTCTTTGTAGTCCATAGGACGCTTTAAGTGATTGATCGAAAGAACCTTTAGCAATACCATCTTTAACTTTCGATAACACAAGTAATTCAATAAGTTTAACGCCATCCGGTCCCTGAGTTTCAGATTGTTGAATCTCAACTCCGGCTTGGTTGATGATGTTAATTTGTACTGGGGCTGCCGCTACTCCGAGTGAGCCTCCCGCCCCTCTTCTAAGTGGGAGGATAGCCTCTGGCCCTGCCTCTCCGGCAATACCCATTCCTTGAGACGTGCCGAAAGCGATAGGTGAGTTTACTATCCCCCCTTTAGCAAAAAATTTAACTCCGTTGCTATAGGCTGCCCCGTTTGCGGCCATGTCTATGTTAGCCCCACTGCCCCCGCCGGCACTCCCGAAACCACCAAAACTACCCCCGCCCAGCCCCATCATACTTAGGAAACCTTGGGCAATAGGGGCAATAACAGCAAGACGAATTACCATCCGTGTGATGTCATCGAGAACAGATTGTACGAAATCGGAAAAATCGATTTGGGAACTTTTCAACATATTGAAAATAGAATTTTCCATTGACTGAAAAGAGTTCTGCACAATTCTTGATGTCTCTTGAGCCACGTTCCCGATGTCCTCAAGGCCTTTTGAAAGACCGGCCGCCGCACCTAATTGGAAATTGGTAATGTCGAATAAATCTATAGTGCCTTGCAGTTTAGCTAGACCCTCTGTAAATTCACCCACGCTAATTTTTCCTTTTTGGAATTTAGTTGTGAGCTCATCGATGTGGAAAGAGTCAATCATCATCTGAAAATCTTGTAAACTAATAGTGCCGAAATCCAACTGTCTGCCAAGACTTCCGATTTCTACTTCCCTTACTTTTTTATTAAACTCTTCGGCAGATATTTTACCCTCTGTGACTTCTTGGTTAAATTTACCTAAAGAAAATCTTTCAAACTTTTCGTTGAAAGCGTCAATATCTTTTACCAGCCCTTTTATCAACTGAGTATTTAGCTCGGCCAGTAATTGGTCATAAGTTTTTTTAATTGTGCTCCCGGCTTTCTTAGAGGCATCTCGTAATCTTTTAGCAGACTCATCCTCTCCCGCACGAGAGAGGCCGCCCTCAATAAACCCCGCACGTCGAAGTGGAGTAACTGATTCCCTACGGAACTCCTCACGGATTCCATCTTGGAATTGTTTTAGAGCCAATAGGCGAGAATCAAGTAGTTGGGTGAAAGGGTCTTTAACTATTAGGCTTGTTCCTAAAGACAAAAAAGCGATTGTCATTTTAGTTATGTCTAAAATTACTGACTCGATAGCTGCGGGGAAAGTTTTTAACTCTACCATCAACCCACGAACCCCGCCGGAAACTTCCAATAATATGAAAGATAGGGCAGACAAAACCACTAAGAATGGATTTGCCGCAGTGAAAGTGGCCACAGCCACAGTCAATGAACGGACCCCATTAACGACCATTGGAATGGCAGTAACCCCGAGGGTTATAAATAAATTTAAAAGTGAGTCCTTATTTTTTAGTAAGAAATCTACAAAGGCTGCAAACCCCTCGTTTAATTTAAATTCTTTATTTAATGAATCAATAGCGATAACAAATTCGTTAGTGGCTAAAGTTAATGATTGCCCAAATGTCTGTGATAATTTTCCAGCTTGATTATTTATTCTATCAAAATTATTTGCTAGGGCATTTAAAACAAACTGAGTAGTAAAACCACCCTCCTCTGCAAATTTGAAGATACTTTTATTAGTGCCCTCGATAGCTTTAGTAAATACTCCAGCCAACACCGAGTTCTGAGACAAGACGCTGCGTAATTCTTGCCCCCGTAGGGCCCCGAATGACAGGGCTTGCGATAGCTGTATCGTGGCAGCCGTTGATTCGGCCTGTGTCGCACCCGAGAGCCTAAAGGATTGTTGTAGAATTTTAGTTAAAGCTATTTGTTCCGAGATACTTAAATTTAATCTATCCGTGGATGTTAAAATACGGGAGAAAGATTCCTTGGTGTCCACGAAACTGCTCTTGGTATCTTTAGCTAATTTATTTAGTTCATCCAAGGCA